TCCTGCGGCTGCTGGAGCATTATTAGATAGCATAGACTGCCATAAGAACCAGTCTGATACTGGTTTAGAGTTACCTGTGGGTGAGTCTTGACCGTCAGTAGTTACCATCCCTGTAGGACGGACATAAGTACTCATACTCCATTCTACTGGATTAACGGAAGTGTTAAACCTTTGTGTAGCTCTATCAGGCGTGTTGCCTGATTCTAAAGTGTTAATATCTTGGTTAGTAGCACTCTGGTTAAAAGCATAACCAGCTAAAACTTCTACTCTCCAAGTGTTGTCAGGCGTCATTGAAGCCGATACGCCTCCGCCATTCAAGTCAATAGTTGACCAAAAAACTTCAGTGTTTCTCTGAAGGTTAATCTGTGTATTAGGACCGCAATTGGGCATTTATTATCTCCTTATAAGGTGACTTCATAACGAACTTGTACTTGTAATTCTACAATTCCATAGGGGGTTAGAAGTCCTTCATCTGTGTTTATAGACGTTAATGTTAAGTCTAGGATTTCATTAGTCGTTGGTAAACTATAAATAATATGTTCAATATCTTGTGTAATATCATTTATATGTTCATTTACTAATTCGTCTTCTTCATCGTAAATGTAGCATCGCAACACTACGGGAAGTAAAGAATTAATAGTAGTTCCTCCAAGAGTACTGTTATAATCTCTTATTTCTGCTCCTGGAACAATATAAATTGAGGGAAAGTCATTAATTTCTTCTAATGGCTTAAAGCCTCTATATACATTTTCATGTACACTAGTTTTAAATACATAGCCTCCAAAAGGTGAGCCAGTACCATCTATTAATATTAAGTTATCAATTAATGTTTTTATTATATCTCGTCTTTGAGACATTTTTCCACCTAACTTTATAAGAGTATAACACAGGAAAATAACTACGGCAATTTAATTTTTTTAAACTTAAGCACGTATCAAGTTAAACTGACGAGAATACAGTTTTTGCGTTATATCTCTTATACTACCTTCAATTAAATTTTCAACGTCATACCCATACTCCTCTAATGAGTAGTATAGAGGCATTGAATAATAGTTAATTATAGAATTTTTATAATTAACTTGGGCTATTTCTAAATTTTCAACAAACCTACCAGACCTGTTAGTAAGAGTAGGGGGTTTAGGTCTTCCAGATTTTCTCATCCTACTTAGTACTTCTATCTGTAATAAAGAAGTCAATTGAGCTGCAGAAGCAAATCTACCTTTTCGTACTTTAGATGATACTACTAAATTATTACTCAAGGCTCTAGCGGTTTTAGCATTTATCTCATCAAATAGTTTAGTACCTGTTATGCCAAAATTTAAGGCTATAGATCCTCCACTAGGCACTTTAATATTAAGATCAAAAGTCAAAGAGTCTATTATTTCTTTTAAGCTGCCAGGGCGCTTTAGTATATTATTTAAAGTTGTTTTACCGCTAATATTAAATACTTTATTTATATCTTCTTCTATAACTCCTATAGCGTTTTGCTCAAGCTTACGTTTAGTTTCATCTAGTAGTTTTTTTTCAAATGCGCTACTTAAAAAGAAAGAATAAGAACCTGTTGATCCTTTTTTTCTCACTATATCTTTACTAGTAAATTTTAAACCTATAAAAGTTTGAAAAAAAGTTAAAGTGTTATCAGACTTAGTATCCTTAACATTTATTTGCGCTGTTAAGTTAGTAACTTTATCTGTTATAAGATTACCAAAAGGGCCTTCCATAAACTGTTTAAACTTTTTAGGATCATTCATAACTTTATCATACGCATTTCTAATAACAGATTTACCTCTAGACCCCCCAACTACTTTAAATATTTCGTCTTGTAATTCTTTTAAGTCATTAGAAGTATACGAGTCATCAACTTCTATTCTTAAATCTTCAAATAGTTTATTTATTTTGGAAACTTTACCTTTATTGCTAGTCATTCCTAGTTCTACTAGCTCTGTTATTAGTACTCTTTGTCTTTCTATATAATCAGTATCTATTTGACCTCTAGGATTAAGACTTGCCGTTGCCCCAGTAACTTTTAAAGTTCCTCGTCTACTTCCTGCAAATCCAGTACCTCCTAATAGCTTTCCTGTAGCTTTAGCTTCTATGTCAAAAGATTTAACTCCCATAGAGTCATTTATAAGGTCATTTAATGAGGCTACGGTAGGAGAGTTCTTACCTTCTACTGCTTGAATAACTGATAAAACATTTTTAGAAGGAACTCCTACAATATCGGCTTTACCACTTCTTGTAGTAGCTTCTTTATTAGTTTTAAAAATTCCTTTTGTAATTCTTTCACCTACAATACCAAGTTTAACTGAAGCACTTTTAGCTTTTGTATCACTAAGAGCTTTTTCTAGTTTTTTTCCATCCATAAAAGCTAATACAGATATCATTACATAGGCAGCCTATACAAATTTAATACTCTTCTGACTTGAGGAGGAAATCCATCTAAACTTAAGTCATGAGAAGAAGAATTATCTCCTTGAAGAGATACGCTTTTTGCACCCTCTCTTCCTTTATAAAGAACTTTTATCATTTCTAACGAAGCTAGTTTTAAATCATTAGGAACAGAAGAATAACCTCCATTATAAGTAACTCTAACCCCATTAGTAAAATTATTAAACTTTCTAGGATTAAAAAATCCTAAACTAGGAGAACCGCTACCCATTCCAGAATCAAAACTAACCTCACCAGTATCAGGATACCACACATACTCATTTACTTTTCTAGAAAAGTCAGTTATATCTGTTTTATTAGCTCCTTCATTAAAAGGAATTAATAGTTTAGTATCCTCATCAGATGCTGCAGCCTGTAAAGAAGTACTAAAATTACCTGAGTATTTGGCGTTCCAAGAAACTCTTATATCATCTATATATCCAATAAAGTTTTTATTATCTGTTTGGGATATTCTTCCTATTTCTAAAGATGAAGATAAATTAGGAATTGAGTTAGCATGAGCTACTGAAGAGCCTACTTGATTACCATTTTGATATATTTTTAATTCTGTATCTTCTTTAACTACTGCTATATGAGTAAAAGTATTTACAGACACAGTAGTGCCGGATATATAAGCTGTCTCTACGTCATCACTTTTTGCTCTAAAAAATACACCATTACTAGAATCATATGAGAGCTCCCAGTTATCGTTATCGTTATCATTTCTAGATATAAAAGTAGAATTATTTAAGGTTGCAGGGCGTACAAAAAGCTCTATAGTAAAAGGCTCAGTACCTAGATTAAAATCATCAGAACTATTTACTGATAAATAGTCTCCTGCCTCAGATAAATGTAGACTAGAAATACCAAACTTCTTTACTCTTTTACTAGTTTTAGCATTACCTAAAGAAGTAATTTTGTGTGAGGATCCTTCTATTTCTATTTGTTGACCTAAAGAACCTGGCCCACCTAAAGTAGTATAAGAATTTCCAGTATAGTGAGAAACTTCGTGTACAGAGTTAATAGGAGGATTCTTAATAAAAACAGAGGAAACTCCTCCGTTAAAATATTCTGTATAATTACCTGAAGATATTACTCTACCACAGTAAGATTCTATTAAACTAGATACATACGAATTTATAGATCTTAATCTGCTGTCTTCACTATCATTATCTAGTTTTATTTTTAAAAACTCTTTAATTTCTAATAGAGTCACTAACATTTACTGTCTCCTAAAAAATAAAAAGGGAATGGGGCTGGGAGCCCGCATCCCCTTTTCTTTGCTAACTATAAGTAGTTACTGATTACTCAGCACCACTTAACATGTTTACAGCATAAGAGTAAGAAGAGCTTAGTGCAGCTGCTGACTCTGTTGTAAGTGCCTTCATGTCATAACGTGTTGACATATAAAGCGCTGTAACTTGACGATCTGGAAGGTAATCGCTTTCTACTTCCATAGAACGACGCTCACCAATCAAGAATCCAGGCTTATAAACCATAGTACCAAGTACACGGTTATTAGCAGTTGCTGATACGGAATCCATAAATTCAGAAATCTGAATTGGAATACCATAAATAGCACCAATAGAGCCTGTTAAGTAGGTAGCTTGAGGACCAAACTTGTCTACAGTTTGGAAATCAGTTTCGGTTACAAAATTATTATAACCTTCTACTGAAGTAAGAAGTACTAACTGGTCTCCCATAGCTAGGCCATACTTGCCCATAGCTGCGCGAGCTGAGGCTACAGTAGCTGCAGTAGCAGTTGCTGTATTAGCTGCAGCACCTGTTAAACCTACACCTCTGTATACGTTTAATGCGGCTACCGCACCAGCGTGGTTTACAATACCTGTAATAGGTGAAGCAACTCCGCCTACTCCTGTAGTGCTACCTGCTGACATTGATTCAGTAGCATCAAAACCAGTTAATCCACCATTACCACGAAGTAATACTTTATCTGTAAAGCGAGCTAAACGACGTGTAGCTGCTGAACGTAAAAAGTCTACTAATGGAAGTAGTGTATCTTCTTCTTCGTCTTTTGCGATGTGTGTCTTAACCATAAATTTATGTGGTGTTAAGTCAACGCTCTTTAATACGTGCTGATTTGATGTCGGTACGTAGTTGTTTGTGTCTGTGGCATAAGTGCCAGACTCAAACTGAGCAATCGCATCATCTGTGTCTTCGCTTGCAACAGGTACTGAAAACTGTTTTGCGTTAACTTCGATGCGGTTGAATAAAGGAGCAACAACAAGTTGTTGTCTCATTTCTTCATATACATTTGTAGAAAATGCATTTTCAAATGCATCTACTGAACCACCTTGTACTACGTCTTTCATACGCATGCCGTACTTAGTGCTTAATGGGTCTCTACGCATAGCTTTAGCTAAAAAGTAAGCGTTAGATAGGTCTTTCTGAGAAAACTGCTCGTTTCTACGAGTATTTTCTTGATAAACCATTTTACTAGTTGTGTATGAGTCAATTTGCTCACGGTAGGCTTTCATTTGCCCTTTTAACTCTGCAAGCTCTTCAGCTAAACGAGAGTCTTCATGGTTTTCATTATTAGCTTTAATTTTAGCTTCTGATTCTTCCATGATTTTATCACCAGTCTTTTCGACTAGTTTTGCTACTTCTGGCTCAGAAACGTGATTAGAAACTTTTTTCTCTTCAACAACCTGAGTGCCTGCAGCTTTTGTATCAACAGTGATGGGATCACCAATATCTTGAGTTGCCATCTCATTATTCTCCTTATTTTCGGTAATATAACCGTATAGTTTTAGTGCGAAATCTCTATCTTCTTCTTGTGGAAGGTCGATAAGTGCTTTAATAGTATTAACAAAACGTTTTGCTAACGTATAGTGAGTATCACTCCAAGTTCCTGCTTCCATGCTTTTCAGATTTAACAGGTTGTTTAAAGTTGTTTGATACTGATCATTATTTTTAATTTTATCTTCTTGTTTTAGTCCAAAAAGATTAAATTCGGAAGCTTTAACAAGATCAGAGAAATTAGATTTAATTTCTTCTCTGTCTTTATCTGTTAAAGACTTACTTTCACTATGGTCGATGATTTCAATATCGAATTTAGTAGAAAGATCCCAAGCATTAACTACAGATAGATTTTCTGCATTAATCTTAATAGTATTATCGCTTGAAACCCCGTTAATGTCAATTTCTTTAAATATGAAATATGGGGATTCGGCGGTAGCAATTTTTGAAATTTTATAACGATTGCCCTTCATTTTTACACAATCGCCATTAACTAACTGAGAAGTCTCAGTACTTAGCATATTATAAAAAGGGATTAGAGTATTAGGATCTTCGTAAGAGCCTTCTGCTTCAATCGCTTCTTTTTCTTCGTCTATAATAAGATCTTTTTCTTCAATAGACTTGTCTTCAGAAGCTTCTTGTACTGAAGCCTCTACTACAGTTTCTTCAATTTCTAAAGATTCTTCTACTGCAGTTTCTTCTGTTGTTTTTTCTTCCAAAACTTCTTCCTCCTCTTTTTCGAATTGAGACTTAAAGGACTCAAAACTTTCATCTGATTCGAAACTTTTTCTGATACTAAATAAAGACTCTTGATTTGCGGGAACACTTACCACACTAATCTCTAGTAATTCTAGGTCTTTAATTACAAAAGTATCTGCAGTTCTATCATAATCTGCATCTTTTACTCTGAAACCTACACTAAAACTTTTCAGTGCCCCATCTTCAATTAAAGATTGCACTCCGTGTAGTTTTTCAGCTGCACTTGATACTGAAGCTTCTACAAAAATACCTTTTTTGTCTACTCTTACAGTATCGGATTTACCAATAGGCTTTCCATGATCATGTTGATAGAGTAAAACAGGATTTTTTCTGTAGTTCTCTATGCCTTTAACCCATGCCTCTGATAAAACTACATCACCAGTTCTATCTTTTGATGTAGTATTAGCGTAACCAGCTATTTTAAAAGGCTTGTTAGCACTATCTG